CGGAGCCCGACCCGGACCGTCCGGCGCAGAGCGCGCCGAAGGCGGACTGGGTGGTCTACGTGGCCCGCACGCGGCACATGTCCCGCGAGGACGCTGCGAACTACACCAAGGCCGACCTGATCGACATGGTCAGCTGACGTAGAGGGGGCCCGCTGTGGCACTGGATCCGCTCGCAACGGTGGACGACCTCGAGGCTCGCGGCTTCACGGTGGAAGCCTCCGAGACGACCCTGGCGAACACCTACCTGGGCGTCGCCTCGGCGGCCGTCCGGGAGGCGGCCGGCGTGCCCATCTCCCGCGTCACGTCCACGTACACCCTGGAGGGCGCGCGCGGCCAGTGGCTGCGCCTGCCCGGTATGCCGATCGTGTCCGTGGCGGCCGTCAGCATCGACGGCGTCACGGTCACCGACTGGCGGCTGCGCTCCGAGCGGCTATGGCGTGCAGTCGGCTGGACCGGCTGCGAGCCGTCCGAGGTCCAAGTCACCCAGACACACGGCCTGCTCGAGGTCCCCGAGGACATCGTGGACCTGGTCTGCCGGATGGCCGCGTCCGGCATCGTCGCCTCCCGCGACAGCGACGGCACCGCCATGGCCGCAAACAAGGAGATCACCTCCGAGCGGCTCGGGGACTGGTCGGTGACCTACGGCTCCGATGGACGCATCACCGAGATGGACCTGCCGCAGTACTGGCGGGAACGTCTCCAGGCCCGCTTCGGCGGCGGCGTCACCGTGCTGGAGTCCCGATGAGGCGCATCCCCGCACGGCTGCTCAACCGCACCCTGGAGGTGCACCGTCCGCAGACCACCGACGACGGGCACGGCGGCCAGACCACGGTCCTGACCTTGGTCGGCTCCGTGCGGGGAAAGGTCGACCAGCCCTCCCCCAGCGAACGGATGGTCGCCGCGCAATCCGCGTCTCGGCACTCCCACGACATCTACCTGCTGCCGACGGCGGACGTGCGCCGCGGCGATGAGCTGCGCGGCACCGACGCCCTCGGAAACCTGCAGGTGTTCCGGGTGCAGTCGGTGGTGCAGCCGTCCACCCCCGTCTACTCCAAGGCTCTCGTTGAGCTGACCCAGGGAGAAGGAGAGCTCGATGGCTGACCTCAGCCTTGCCACGGTGTCGATCGCCGCCGGCGTCCTCGACGTCGCCGCCCAGGCCACCGCGGCCGCGGGCGGCGGGGACACCGCCCCGGTCGGACCGAACCGGTTCCTGTACGTCAACAACGCCAGCGCTGGCACCATCACCGTCACCCTTGCCACCCCCGGCACCGTCTCCGGTGTCGGCATCGCCGACCCCACCTACGCCGTCGCCGCCGGCAAGCACGCCATCATCCCGCTGGCCAACGTCTTCCGCGGATCGAACGGACGAGCGTCCATCACCTACAGCGGCGTCACCTCCTTGACCGTCAAGCCCTTCGAACTGGCCCAGTGATGGCAGGCCAGGACGCGCCGCGGCTGCCCAAGGTCGAACCGCAGGAGTGCCGCCGCCGAGCCGAGCAGTGCCTTGAGGACGACGTCTCCGGCGTCGACGTCCCGCGCGCCATCGGATGGGCCCTGCTCGCCATCGCCGGCGAACTCCACGAGCGTCGCAAGCAGATCAGCAGGAGGTGACAGCGATGGCGCGCGTGAGGGTCAGGGGCCTGGCCCGGCTGAAGGAACGCCTCCAGGACATGCCCGACCAGATCAAGGAGGCCATGGTGGAGGCCGTCAAGGAGGCGGCCGAGGCGGTACGCGACGACGTCAAGCGCAACGTGCCGGTCGACACCAGGAGCCGCGACAGCCACCACCTCAAGGACAGCGTCGACATCCGCTACCGCGAAGGCGGCCTGGCCGCCGATGTCGGCTGGTTCGGTCAGGTCAACTCCTACGCCGCCTATGTCGAGTTCGGCACCCGCAGGCAGCCTGCGCAGCCGTCGCTGTATCCGGCGCTGGAGCGGGAGCGGGGCCGCTTTCCTGGCCGGCTGAAGGACGAGGTACGGCAGGCCCTGCGGTGAGCACGCCCATCCCGGGGCTGGCGGCGCTGCCCACGCAGGACGGTGTGCGCAATGCGCTGCTCGCCGACGCACCGCTCATGGACCTGGTCAAGGGCGTCTTCGACTGGGTCGACGAGAAGCAGCCCTATCCGTACATCGTCATTGGTGAGGCGGTTGAGACCCCGTCCAATGCGCATGACCGGTACGGCTCCGAGGTGCTGGAGACCTTGCACATCTGGGACCGGAACCGGGGCTTTGCCTCAAGCCTCACGATCGCGGCCCGTGTGCTTCAGGTCCTGGACCATACGCCGCTGGCCATCGAGGGCCATGTCCACCGGTGGACGCGGTTCGTGTCTTTGCAGACGCTCAAGGACCCCGAGCCCCCGGGCGACATCCGGCACGTGCCGATGACGTTCCGGATCGGCACTGAGGTCGCCCCCGCGTAACTGTTCGATCAACGACCGGCCGCAAGCGCCGGACCAATCCCAGAAGGGCGGAGACCATGGCCGGTCTTGACGCATTCGGTACCCAGCTCAAGCGTGACTCCAACGGCGCCGGCACTTTCGTGGCCGTCGCCAACGTCTCGGACGTTTCCGGCCCTTCGAGGTCGCGGGAGGCCATCGAGGTCACCGCACACGACTCGCCCGACAAGTACCGGGAGTTCGTCAAGGGCCTCAAGGACGGCGGGGAGGTCGAGATCACCATCAACTACGACCCCGGTGAGACGACCCACCAGGCCCTCGACGCCGACTTCGAAGAAGATGACCTGCGCGACTACCAGGTCGTCATCCTCCCGGGCAAGGCGGACGAGCACACGTGGGAGTTCTCCGCTCTGCTCACCAGCCTCGGTGACGAGTTCCCGCACGACGACAAGATGGAGCGGACGGCCACCTTCAAGATCTCCGGCAAGCCGGTCCTGACCGCGACCGGCTGACGAGAACAGGGGAAGGCGCATCATGGCACTGCTGACGAAGGCTCAGATCAACTCGGCCGTCGACCGCGCGTGGGAGGACGTGCCCGTGCCCGAGTGGGGCGAGGGCGCGATGGTGCGGCTGATGGAGCTGACGGCCGCCGACCGGGGATACATCGAGGCCGGCAGCGTCGTCGCCAACGGCCAGAGTCCGTCGCTGAAGGTCGAGTCGCTCAAGACCTACCGCGAGAAGCTGGTCGGGATGGCGATGGTCGACGAGAACTTCGAGCGGCTGTACTCCAACAAGGAGATCGCCGCCGGCGAGCTCGGCACGAAGTCCGGCGCCGTCATCGAGCGGCTGGCGGCCAAGGTCCAGGAGCTGTCGCGGATGGGCCGGTTCGCGGTCAAGGAAGCCGAGGGAAACTCCGACGCCGACCCGAGCGGCTCTTCCGTTTCCGGCTAGCGGAACACCTCGGGATGACGGTGGCTGACCTGGATTCCCGGCTGGGTTCGGCCGAGCTGACGGAGTGGATGGCCTTCGAGAAGATCACCGGCCCGCTCGGCAGGCGCCGCAACGACATCCAGGCGGCCACCATCGCGGCCACCATCGCCAACGCCAACCGGGGCAAGGGCGGCAAGAGATTCACGCCGCAGGACTTCCTGCTGCCCTACGGCACCGAACGCAAGGGGCCACAGGAGCTGCTGGAGGCCATCCGCGGCATCAACAGGTCGATGGGGGGTGAAGAGCATGTCCGACGTGACGGTTGAGATCGACGCGAACATGGGAAACACGTCCGCCACGATCAACGACGCAGCCGCCAGCATCGACGGACTGGGCGATGCGGCCAGCTCTGCCAGCGGTGACCTCGGCCAAGCGGACAGCGAGGCCGGGGGCCTGGCCAGCAGCATGGACAAGGTCGGCGTCGGAGCGCTCGGGGCTGCCGGCGCGTTCGCCAGCATGGGCGACATCGTCAACGGCGCCGTCGACCTGTGGAACACCGGCGAGCAGCGGGCCGACGACCTCGCCCGGGCGCAGAACGACGTCGCCCAGGCCGCTCTCGACGTCAAGCAGGCCAACGTCGACATGCGGCAGTCCCAGATCGACGCGAACCAGGCCCAGCTGGACGGCACCCAGTCGGGCATCGACCTCAAGCAGGCCCTGCTGGACCAGAAGGTCGCGCAGAAGGACTACAACGACGCCGTCAAGGAGTTCGGCCCCAACAGCCTCGAGGCCCAGCAGGCGCAGATCGACCTCGAACAGGCCGACGCCGACGCCACCCAGGCCAAGATCGACGGCACCCAGGCGACCGCGGACTACGCCCAGGCCCAGGTCGACGGCAAGCAGGCGACCATCGACGCCAGCAACGCCCAGCTCGACCTCAACGAGGCCCAGCGCAACCAGGTCGGCGCGGGCGTCATGGGCAGCTGGGTCGGCACCATCTCGCAGGTCGGCACCGCGCTGTTCGGCCTGATCGGCACCTTCGCGCTGTTCGGGGCGGGCACCGTCGCCACCGCTGCGACCGCGGTCGGCTCGGCCATCGCGACCGCCGCGGCGTGGGTGGGTTCCTGGATCGCCATGGCTGCGTCCGCGACCGTGAGCGCGGTCACCATGGCCGCCGCATGGCTGATCTCCATCTGGCCGATCGCGCTGATCATCGCGGCCGTCGTCGGCCTGGCGGTGCTCGTCATCAAGAACTGGGACACGATCAAGACCTGGACCGTCAAGATCTTCTCCGCCATCTGGGACAACCTGAAGGCGCAGTGGGACATCATCGTCTCCGGGATCTCCCGGGCTATCGACGGGATCAAGTACCTGTTCTTCAACTTCACCCCGCTCGGGATCATCATCAAGAACTGGGGCGGCATCACCGGGTGGATCTCCGGCATGTGGTCGAACGTGGCCGGTGTGGTGTCCTCGGCGGTCCGCCGTATCGGCGGGTTCTTCAGCGGGATGTGGGACGGCATCACCGAGGGCCTGAAAGCTGCTCTCAACGCCGCCATCTACCTGCTGAACCTCGGTATCCAGTCGATCAACGATCTGATCTACGGGGCCAACCGGCTGCCCGGAGTCGACATCCCCTACGTGCCGTACATCCCCTACCTCGCCGAGGGCGGTGTTACCACCGGTCCCACCATGGCGATGATCGGTGAGGGCCGCGAGCAGGAAGCCGTGCTGCCGCTGTCCAAGCTGCAGGGGCTACTGGACATGCAGGGCGGCGGCGGCCAGCCCGTGGTGTTCGACGTGCGCAGCAACGACCCGGCGTTCCAGGAGTGGTTCCAGGGGATGGTACGCAGCCGGGCCGGCGGCGACGTCGTCGTGTTCGCCGGAGGTGAGTGATGCCCGCGCTGCCGCCCGACCGCTGGGCCGAGCTGTTCTTCGACGGAGCATGGAACCCGGTCAGCGGGATCCGGGAAGAGTCCGGTATCAGCCTGACGCGGGGCTTCACCTCGGAGTCGGCCACCTCGGCTCCCCCCACCTCGTCCACCTTGACCCTGGACAACAGGGACCGCGCGTATGCGCCGCGCAACCCGGTCAGTCCCCTGTACGGCAAGATCGGACGGAACACCCCCATGCGCTGGGGGTACTACGCCGGGAGCCCGTACCTGTCGGTCAACGGCACGGACAACAATCTGCTGAGCGCGCCGTCCACCTCCGCCTTCAACGTCATCGA